TTTGCACTGTAAAAGAAAAATATTGACTGCCTATTTGTCTGACTTGTTTTTTACCTGATAAAGTCTGATTCAATAAAGTAGGTCTATTATCTTTAAAATTTAAACTTCTAAAATTAGGAGATGTTGGAAATTGTCCTGACATTATACGACTCCCATTTTGCCTTGATTATTCATGGCATTGTTTATGATTGATGTTATCAATCCTTTTCTTGATGCTAATAATTGGTCAAATCCAGCAGCATCTACTGTTGATATATTAAAGTTTACTGTAGCACCCATGCTTTGACCTTTAGTATGATCTATAACAGTTTCATTTGGATGTAATATTGCAGGGAATCCACCTTTACCATCTACACCACCTGCTCTTGCACCAAAACCTGTAAAGCCACCGCCATCACCTGAAGGTATGCTTGTAGGAAGGCTTAAGGATGATGTATCTATTTTCGGCTTAAACATTCCACCAATTGATGCAAACATTTTATCTATAACTAACTTTTGAACTGCTATTCTAATCAGTTCTCTTACTATAGATGTAGCATAATCTTTAAATGATGCTTTGCCTTTTTCCAAGAAATCCATTGTTAATTGAGTAACACCATCATAAGATTTTTTAAATACACCCTGCATTTCTTCTTGCATAGTTTTGATATTAGTAAAGAAATCTTTATATCCTCTTTCAGCATCCATTAAAAATTGTTCTAATGCTGTTAATTCCTTAAATCCAGTTTCACCATCTCCATTCTTCTCGTTTGGATCTCTTCCAAGAAGTAAATCCATAATAGAAGGCACTTTGATTTTTTCAAAAACTTGATTAGTTCTTTTTTCTATTCTTTGACCAATAGCAGCTATCTCTGCATCAAGCTGTTTATCTTTTTCTTTGAAGCTAAATATTTTTTGAAACTGCTTAAATGAAATCATAAACCCATCTACAAGATTAGGTAGCTTTTTCTTAAATATATCTTGAAAAACTTCAACTATTTCATTTCTAAATATATAAGCAGCAGTTGCAACAGCAGTCATTCCAACAATCATCACTCCAAATGGATTAGCAAGTAAAAGAGCTGCTAATTTTGTTAATGCTGGTATTAGACTAGTATTTATTGCGACTGCAAGACCAACAACTGCTGGTATCAATATTACATCTAAATTTTCTGCAAATTTATTTATTACAGAAGCAAGACCTGAAAAACCACCAGTAGCTTTTTGAACATCACCAATTATAAATTGGAAGTTGTTTCTTAAAGCCACACCAGCTTGACCTAAAGTCATAGGCATGTCTTTGATTAGATTATTAGTTTCATCAATACCTGCAATAAGAATTGGCATTACAGTTTCTGCTGTTAATTTACCAGCATGACCAAATTCTCTAAGCTCACCAACAGTCATATTAAGTCCATCAGCTAACATCTTAGTAAGAATCGTGTTGTTTTCCATTACTGATCTAAGCTCGTCACCTCTTAAGGCACCTGAAGCCAAACCCTGAGCTAACTGTCTAGCAGAGTTATTTGCCTCTTGAGCATGAGAACCAGCAATAATAAAAGTATTAGCTACCATCTGAGTAGCTTTTGCCACATCATTTTGAGTTGCTCCAAGATGTTCTGTAGCTAAAGAAAGTCTTGTGAATAACATAGCAACAGCATCAAAGTCAGACCTTGATTCAATAGCTATCCTTCTCATGTGATCCATAGCTTTTGCTGTTTCTGCTGCACTGCCAGTCAAGGCGTTCATTCTATTTTCTACGCCTATCATAACGTTAGCAGCATTAACTATTTCTCTAACACCAAAAGCAGTAACAATAGTATTCCTCAAACTAGCTAGAGCTTGATTCGTACTATTAATATTTCTTTTGAAACTATTTACAGCTTTTGCAGATTTATCATTTCCAATAAAATTAAAATGAATATCTGATTTAGTTAGAGCCGCCATTCTTTTCTTCCTTTATCTCAAGATAAGCTAACCATCCTTGAAACTCTTCAACTGTCATTTCTTCGATTTCAGCTAAAGTTTTATTAAGTTTTTCAGCTAAAGCATATTTTATGTATAGCTGCTTATCTTCAATTACTTTTTTTTAACTTCTTCCTGCGAAACATTGTTCATCATTTCGCTAGAAACTCTTATTAATACATCTCTATCAACCCTCTCCAATAAGGTTTTCTTATCAGCGATAGTAAATAACTTCTCTCCAGCCTCATCTAATGCTTTATAAATTAAAACATAAGCTAAAAGCTGTACGTCATCATCTTGAGCTAACTTCATAAATTTAGAAGTCTCTGAAAGGGTAATTGGTTTGCAATAAATCTTTAACGGATTATCTTCATCCTCACCCCATTCAGGGACTTCTATAATTCTAGTTTCTAAGCTATCAAAATGCTTCTTTGCGTTATCTATAACTGACATTGTCTTATACTGTTGTTGATGTTAATGCACCAGTTCCTTGAACTGAAACACTTGCTTCAACTAGACCATCAAATGATGCACTTCTTGTAACACCAGTAACAATTGCTGAACCAGTATAATAAGTATCACCGCTATCAGCACCTTCAGGATATACATTTAGAGTTACTTCTGATCCAATAGTTAATGCACCTTGACCGCTTGTATCAGTCTCATCCCAAAATACATCTATACTTCCTGAGAAAGAAGTCAATGATGATTTATAGGTTCTAGCAGAATCACCCATTGAAGTATCTTCTAAAGTATCAGCAGTTTCCTCAAGTGAGTATGATCTTATTTCAGCTACAGCATTAGAACCGACTTTTACAGTTCCTTCACTTCCTTTATGTGTCGCCATTTTCTACCTCGTCTTTCGACTTTTTCTTAGAAGAAGATTTAATTTTATCTTGCGAATGGACTGCTTCCTCTTTCCAACCCATATTCAATAAAGACTCAACCTTAGAAGGATGAGCTTTTATAGAAACTTTTCCATCAGGACTAATCATTTTCATAATTGTCTCCTATACTGCTACGTCAGGATTAGTTTCCTGAACGTAATAATTTGCTAAGAAGGTTAAACTCACATATCCTAGTGGTTTTTCACCTTCACCATTAAACTCTATTTCTGTTGATTCTAAATAGCAGTCTTTAGCTAATCCATCTAAAGTTCTATCTGCTGCTATTGCTTCTTCAACTTCTTTTGATATTGTATCAATAGTATCATCAAAGTCACTAGTAGCTTTTGCATATCCTTCAACGACTACTGACAATTCTCTACTCATAACTCTATCAGTACCTATAACAATTGGCTCAGATGTTTCTGACTTAGTATAGATAACTAATGCTGGTACTGTTTCTAATGGATAAACTCTTGATTCATAAACTCTTGAACCAGTTGTAGTTAAACCAGCCAAAGTTGTACCAAACTTTTCTCTTATTTGTTGTCTAACATGATTTGCCATTATATTTCCTCTAACATTAATGCACTAAAACCTGTTCTATCTGCTTGTATATTAACAACAGTATAGTTTTGTGCTGCTTTGAGTATATTACCATTTGTATCTTTAATTGCAGATACATCTAACCTATTGCCAAATGCAATATTAGGAACATCTACTGTTCTGCAATAGGCTATTGGTTTTAATGCTTCTACACCAATGCCCTCTTCTTGTTCTACATATTCATTATTTAAAATAATATTAATAGTTGTAGAAGTACCATTGTTTGTATAAACAGCAGATACGCCATGACCATAATTAATATCTAAATATCCAGCCATATCTAATTCAGTTTCTAATCTAAATTGAGACATTATTGTTCCTCTAAGACTAATGAAACCAAACCTGTATTATCAGGCTCTACTGTTTTTACTAAAAATGTAGTTTCAGGTTTAAGAACATTACCTTGATCGGTGGTTATTGCATCAACAACTAATTTATCTTCTTGTGAGATATAAGGTACGTCAGATGATTTTATTATTACTCTTGGCTGATAACCAGCAACAGGAACAGTACCACCTTCTATATTGAAATATTCTTGATCTATTATGATATTTACACTATAGGCATCTCCTGAATCAATATCAAACCAAGTATCAATGAATCCTTGTCTTGAATCCCATAGCGATGATTGAACTTCAAAGAATGTAGCAGTAACGCCATGACCTGTTGTAGTATCAACATAGGCGTTAAAATCTAATGCACTCTCTAAAGGCATGATTTATTTTTTAGCTCTTGTTTTAGGAGCTTTTGTTTTTGAAGTTTTTAAACCTACGCTTCTATCTTGTTTTTCAGCTTTAGGCTTACCTACATGAACTTCAGCCTTACCATATCCACATAAAGCATGACCCTCATGTTCAGGTAATTCAACTATATCGCCAGCATGAACTTTAGAACCACCAGCCATTGTATCTATTAATATTTTATATTTTTTCATTTCTAAGTTGGGGGTATTGCTACCCCCATTCCATTTAAGCATCGGTTAATTAGTCGCTTGATTTACAGAAAGATACTGCGTGTCTTACAGCAACATCAACAGTTTGTAGAGCAACAATTCTTACTCCACCTGAAGTTGATAATGCATAAGGGTCAACAGTAATATCTAGTCCACCATACATACCAATTAATAAGT